CTCGGGTGTCCGAGGCATTAAAAGGAGCCTTGCGGCTACCTCAGGGAGAAAGCAAGTGGAGAACTTGCAAGGAGACAAACCCGACTGTACACTGCGCCCAACTCGGGCGCAAGCCCTGCGACAACATGCTGGACCACCTTCTTGACTTCGAGCCCGCCGTCTGCGGCACTGCAGACACTGTGCCGTTGGAAAAAACCGATCCGCAAGCGCTCATCAACGCGCAGCATGAGACGGCAAACTGGCTTGCGTCTATGGGAGCGCCCACTGCCGACACGGCAGACGCCGCAGCAGCCTCCTCGCTGGCGCAGAACGCGTTCCAGGCGCTCGTCAAGCCCGACACCGACCCCAAACAGAAAGCAGCGCTGCTGGCGCTCAAGACGCCTGCTGCGGTGCGCCACCTCACCGGCATGCTCACAGCCTATGACTGGGAGTTCGTCAATCAGGCCAAGGAGCTTCGCGGGTACGCGGTGTCGAAGATCCTCGAAGAGGTAGAGCACCCGGATGCCCGCATCCGCCTGCGTGCCTTGGAGCTACTGGGCCGGGTCACTGAGGTGGCGCTCTTCACCGACAGAGTTGAGGTCAAAAAGACGGACATCACGGATCAGGAGCTTGAGAGCAAGCTCAAAGAGAAGCTGGCGCGGTTCATGGGCGTGGTTGATGCCATCCCGACGGACGTAACCCCCCTGCTCAGCAATGAAGCTGCCTGATTTCCTGACGCCCAAGCAGGCGCAGGCCATCCAGGCCGCGCTCCCCACCATGAGTGTGCGGGAGAAAATGGAGCTTTTTGACCTCCTAGAAGAGAAAGAGCGCCGACACCGCCTAACGGCTGCGCAAAACAGCCTCTTAGGCTTCGCTCATTTTAGCTATCCAGGCTTCAAAGAAGGCGCTCACCATAGAAAGCTTGCACAAATTTTCGAAGAAGTGATCTCCGGCGTTAAACGCCGGGTGATTATCAACATCGCGCCTCGTATGGGCAAGTCGGAGTTCAGTTCTTACCTGTTTCCGGCCTACTTTTTGGGCAAATTCCCGCACAAAAAGATCATCATGGGGACGCACACGTCGTCTCTGTCAGAAGACTTCGGTCGGCGCATCAGAAACCTCATTGAAACGCCCGAATACAACACTATTTTTCCTGAAACTGAGGTCTCTGAGGACCAAAAAGCGTCAGGTAAGTGGTCTACGAGTGCCGGAGGTCAATATTACGCTGTTGGCGTCGGTGGTAGCATCGCAGGTCGAGGCGCTGACCTCTTCGTCATTGACGATCCGCACTCAGAACAGGACATCAAGGCGGGCACACGCACGCCGTTCGACGCTGCATGGGGTTGGTTCCAGACAGGCCCCCTCCAACGCTTAATGCCTGGGGGTGCGATCATCGTGATCATGACCCGGTGGTCTCAGTTGGACCTCACGGGCATGCTGATCAGCCACCAGATCAAGAATCCCGACGCCGACAAGTGGGAGATCGTGGAGCTTCCGGCCATCATGCACGAGCACACGCCGCAGGAGAAGTCTCTGTGGCCCGAGCAGTGGCCCCTGGAGCAGCTTCAGGCCAAGCGTGCGGGCATGGACCCGAGGTTCTGGCAGGCGCAGTACATGCAGAACCCCACCTCGGAGGTGGCAGCGGTCATCAAGCGCGAGATGTGGAAACTTTGGGAGCCTGAGAAACCGCCCAAGTGCGAGTACATCATACAGTCGTGGGATACCGCGCACGAGACCAAGACCAGCGCTGACTACAGCGCGTGCACCACATGGGGTGTGTGGTTCAACGAGGAAGATAATGATAATGCCCATATCATTCTTCTAGACGCGATCAAGGGACGGTGGGCATTCCCGGACCTCAAGAAGCGGGCCAGCGAGTACTACCGCGAATGGGAACCAGACGCGTGTCTGATCGAGAAAAAAGCCGCTGGAGCGCCGCTCATTCAGGAGCTTCGGGCGATGGGCATACCCATCAGTGAGTTCAGCCCTAGCCGGGGCAAAACAGGCACCAGCAACGACAAGGTGGTGCGCCTGAACGCGGTGTCCGACATGTTCACCTCAGGCCGTGTGTGGGTGCCAGACACCCGCTGGGCGCGAGAGCTTGTGGAGGAGGTCGCGGCCTTCCCCGCTGGTGAGCACGACGACTATGTTGATACGATGACCCAGGCGCTCATGCGCATGCGCAACGGGGGCTTCATACGCCTGCCGTCCGATGAGCCCGAGGAGCCCCGACACTTCCGTAGCCTGCGACGGGCTGCGTATTACTGAAAGAACCTGACATGGCAACGAACTTCGACCAAGCCCTCATGCCTCTTGACATCGCCTTTATGGGCGACGAGCCCGCCATCGAGATTGAGATCGAAGACCCCGAAGGGGTCAGCATCGGCATCGACGGGGTTGAGATTGAACTGATGCCGGAACCTGAGACTGCGGCCACATTCGACGCAAATCTTGCGGAGTACATGGACGAAGGGGAACTTCAAACCCTGGCTTCCGACCTCATTGCCCTCGTAGATGCGGACATCAACAGTCGCAAAGACTGGACAGATATGTTTGTCAAGGGCCTAGAAGTCCTTGGCATGAAGTACGAGGAACGTACTGAGCCCTGGAACGGGGCTTGTGGGGTGTATTCACCGCTTTTGACTGAAGCCGCCATTAGGTTCCAATCAGAGATGATTACTGAGACGTTCCCGGCTCAAGGTCCGGTCAAGACGCAGATCATTGGCGCGATTGACCGACTGAAAGAAGAAGCAGCAGAACGAGTTCGTGACGACATGAACTACATGCTGACCGAGCGGATGATTGACTACAGGTCCGAACATGAGCGGATGCTGTACTCCCTTGGCCTTTCTGGTGCTGCTTTCAAGAAGATCTATCCAAATCCCAGCACGGAACTGCCTGCGGCTCCGTTTGTCCCGGCTGAAGACCTTGTGATGCCCTACGGGGCGTCAAACGTGTACACAGCAGAGCGTGTGACTCATGTTATGCGCAAAACCGAGAATGAGATCAAGAAATTACAGGTAGCAGGTTTCTACAAAGACGTAGAACTGGGTGAGCCTGTACGTTTCTTCACTGACATTGAAAAGAAAAAGGCCGAAGAGCAAGGGTACACCCTTACCGACGATGACCGATATCAGGTATTGGAGATTCACGTAGACTGGGACATGCCGGGGTACGAAGATGAAGTTCCTTTGCCGTATGTGGTCACGGTCGAAAGAGGAACCAACACCGTCCTGTCCATCCGACGAAACTGGAACGAAGACGACGACAAAAAACTTAAAAGACAACACTTCGTCCAGTACACGTACATCCCCGGGTTCGGGGCCTACGGACTTGGGTACATCCATCTGATCGGCGGCTACGCCCGAGCAGGCACTTCCATCATTCGCCAACTTGTAGACGCTGGAACCCTGTCAAATTTGCCGGGGGGACTCAAATCTCGTGGCCTTCGGATCAAGGGAGACGACACGCCTATCGCTCCCGGCGAGTTCAGGGATGTGGACATTCCTTCGGGGAGTGTGCGTGACAACATCATGCCCCTTCCTTACAAGGAGCCTAGCCAAGTTTTGGCGGCTTTGCTCCAGTCAATTACTGAAGACGGACGGAGGCTTGCGTCGGTAGCGGACCTCAAGGTCAGCGATATGTCTGCCCAAGCTCCGGTGGGCACCACGCTGGCTATCCTTGAGCGGCAACTCAAGACCATGAGCGCTGTTCAGGCTCGGGTTCACGCTGCACTTCGTATGGAGTTCAAACTCCTAAAGGGCATCATTCGGGATTTCCTGCCGAGTGAGTATCCATACACCCCGGAAGGCGGGGATCGGTCTGTTAAACAGGCTGACTACGATGTAGTAGAGGTGATTCCTGTAAGTGATCCAAACGCGGCGACGATGGCGCAGCGGATCATGCAGTACCAAGCTGCTCTTCAGTTGGCTCAAGGTGCTCCACAAATTTACGATCTGCCACAACTCCACAGGCAGATGCTGGAAGTTTTGGGTATCAAGAACGCTGAGAAGTTGGTGCCTGTTGAGGACGACCAGAAGCCCCGAGATCCTGTGTCAGAGAACATGAGTTTCCTGACTGGTAAGCCTACAAAGGCGTTCATTTACCAAGATCATCAGGCTCACATCACAACTCACATGAGCATGATGCAAGACCCGATGATCATGCAAATGATGGGCCAGAACCCAATTGCGCAGCAGATGATGGGCGCAGTGATGGCTCACATCGCAGAGCACATGGCGTTTGCTTACAGGCAACAAATTGAGCAACAACTTGGCGTTCCAATGACAGTGCCGGACCAAGAACTGGATGAGCAGACTGAAGTTCAGTTGTCTCGTCTGGTGGCCCAGGCGGCTCAACAGTTGCTGCAGAGCAACGTAGGAAAGGCCCAGCAGCAGCAAGCCCAGCAACAGGCCCAAGACCCTGCATTGCAAATGGCTCAAGCTGAACTGCAACTCAAGCAAGCTGAGATGCAACGTAAAGCTCAAAACGACCAGATGGACTTCCAAATCGCGCAGCAAAAACTGCAGCTTGAAGCGCAACGCCTGCAACTTGAGGCCCAAAAGGGGCAGGGCGAAGACCCCCGGCTAAAGGCCATGAGGTCGCAGCAGGAGCTTCAACAGAAGGAACAAGTCCATCGCCAAAAACTCAACCATCAAGCGCAGCAGCAACAGGCCAAGATGCAACAACAGGCTATGAAGGCAGCTCAACCCAAAGCACCGAGGCAGTAAATGGCAACCGCATTCGACGTAGTTATCAAAGAACTGGAAGAGCGCCGTGAAACCATCGCGCAGGCGCTCATCTCAGGTGCGGCAAAAGATTTTGCCGAGTACAAGTTCATGACGGGTGAGATCCAGGGTCTCTCACGCGCTCATGCTTTCATAACCGACCTTGTGCGAAAGATGGAAAACGACGATGAGTGAACTACTCCTGAGCGACGGCCAAAACACAACCGTGTTGCCGCAAACCGACGAGGAAAAGGCCCGGCAAGTGCCTGATCCTGTGACCTACCACCTGCTCTGCGTTCTGCCTAAAGCGGAAGAAGCGTACGAAAGTGGGCTGGTCAAAGCAGGGCAGACCATGCACTTTGAAGAGGTGCTTAGTCCAGTTCTGTATGTCGCCAAGATGGGACCAGACTGCTACAAAGATCCACTGCGCTTCCCCAGTGGGCCTTCGTGCAAAGTCGGTGACTTTGTGCTGGTTCGTCCCAATTCTGGTACGCGGCTAAAGATCCACGGCCAAGAGTTCCGCATCATCAACGACGATAGCGTAGAAGCAGTCGTGCAAGATCCGAGGGGGATTAAGCGTGGATAAAGAAGAAATCATTTCCCACGGCGTCACGGACGACTTTGCTTGGTATGAGCTGTCACGCATGCGCGTGCGGCTTGACGAAATGGTAACCATGCTTGAGAACCTGCAAAACACACTGAAGGCAAGATCAGTGGAGCAGCAGAGTTACATGAATTACCTTGAAGGCAAGATCCGCATGCTCAAAGCACTCGTCCCCCAAGACGCAAAGGAGTAAAACATGGAATCTTTTAAGTTCCCCGATGAGGTGGAAAAAGAAAAGCCCGTCGAAGAAAAGCTGGAGATCGAGATCGAAGGCGACACCGAGATTGAGGTCGTAGACGATACGCCTGAAGCAGACCGTGGGCGCAAGCCCATGAAGGAAGCCCCTGCGGAGGTCACGGACGACGAACTGGCGCAGTACTCTGAAGGGGTGAAGAAGCGCATTCAGCACTTCTCCAAGGGCTACCACGAGGAACGCCGAGCCAAAGAAGCGGCACTGCGTGAGCGGGAAGAGGCGGTGCGCCTCGCTCAGAACCTCGTGGAAGAGAACAAACGCCTACAGGGTAGTTTGGGCCAGGGGCAGCAGGCTTTGCTTGAGCAAGCCAAGAAGGTTGTCCAAAACGAGCTGGATCAAGCCAAGCAGCGCCTGAAGGCCGCACACGAGGCGTTTGATACCGACGCCATCGTGGAGGCGCAGGAGGCGCTTGCTTCTGCTAAATACAAAGCAGAGCGGGTCAATAATTTCAAGCCAGCAGTTGCACAACCACAAAATAATGTGGTACAACCCGCTCCGCGACCAGAGCAAACTGTCCGAGTCGATTCCAAAGCCAAAGCGTGGCAAGACGCCAATTCTTGGTTTGGGGCCGATAAGGAAATGACTGCACTTGCTCTGGCAGTTCATCAAGACCTTGTGGAAAGCGGTGAAGACACAAACAGCGATGAGTACTACGAGAAGATCAATGCTCGTGTACGCAAGCGTTTCCCAGAAGCGTTTACCTCTGAGAAGCGTAAGTCGTCGGTTGTGGCTCCTGCCACGCGAAGCACAGCGCCTAGAAAGATCGTGTTGACGCAATCACAAGTTCAAATCGCCAAGCGGCTTGGGGTTCCTCTGGAAGCCTATGCTAAGCAGGTAGCGGAAGAAATGAGGAAACAAAATGGCTGAACGTAATCCCCGTGAACTGGAAACCCGCGCTAAGGACGAAAGACCTAAGCAGTGGATGGTTCCTGATGTGCTTCCCCATGTAAATGAGGAGCC